AAGTATGACCGCCAGCCGTAGCCGTACCTACGATGTTTACTGCGTCATCTTCCTTGAATGGATTCCCGGTCACTGGAATGACCGCATAATCCGCGCCCACGGTCACGGACACATTAGAAAGAGATTTATCCGCGCCCAGATGCCCCCACTCCGGGGGGTCCGGTATTTCCCCTGTCGGCGGCACAGTGAGATATATCTGCTCCGGGAAGAAACAAATCTTTGTATTGATAGGTACCATGTATGTTTCTTCTGACAGCAGGCCGGACAGCGCAGTAACCTCATCGTCTCCAAAGAAGAAGGCGATGCTGGAATCGGACTTTTCCGCGATCATTGCTATCTTTCCATACCTGGTCACGATGGAGAGCGGCTTCACCACGCCTTCAGGAAGCGCATACTCTCCCCGTAGTTTCCTCGGACAGAGGAGCGGATACCTGTCTGATGTCAGATTCAGCATATCGCTCATCTCGCCGTCCTGAACATACTCTTTCCTGTTCAGCCCCTTGAATTCAATTGTTCGCTCTTCCGTTACATCAAGAGCATTGACCGGCATTACCAAAGCCATACCATCACCACCTTAGAACGTGTGCCGGAAGCGCTTCGGCATCTTCTTTCCGCGCTCCTGCCTTGTCCTTACCACCCAATCAACGAAATCCGCAAAATCCTGCGTAAACTGTGCTGCGTGATTCTGGTAGGATGCTAACTCCTCATTGGCGTGATCGATCTTGGCTTTCATGTAGCTGATGTAGAGCTTATCGTAGGGAGCCGGTACCAGTAAGGTCTTGTCGTTATCGTCATGCGGATCGGCATCGGTATATCCGCTGAATTCCACGTTAAGCTGGTCGGCGGCATCGTACTCCACCTCATTCAGAATCTCAATCAGCTTTGCATCGTGGAAGCTGTTTGGTTTTTCCTGCCGGACTCTTGCCAGCAATTCTCTTATTGTCATGTCATACCTCACTAACAAATATGGTGGGACCTGTAAAAGCCCCACCATATCCTTCTCCCTTTACAGGTCGGTCACTTGCGTTCTGTACTTTTCTCGGTTACGCCGCGCCACAAGAACCTGCTTGTTGGAATTCTCCAGCACTTTAGCCACATTCTTGGGAACCATCACGGTCTCACCTTTGCGGAACTTTGTGATCCTGCCGTTGATTATGACCGTTACTTCCGGGTCCTGCCCCTCTACATAGGGAACCATCACCATCACACGTTCATCTTCATTGCTCACGCTCTTTGCTTCCGCTTCTGTTTCGGGTTTCTTCGTTGCCATGTATGTCTCCTTTCAAGGAGCTTGGCACAGGCTTTAGTTTACTTCAGCCAGGGAACCGTAAGACGCGGCGGACTCTATTCTTACCATGTACTCCTGGGTAAGAATGGCCGCGGTCTTGTTCAGCTTCCAGCCTACCGTTGCGCGCTGATTCAGAGGATCAGCAGAGCCGCCGGAGCCAAGCTGCTTCACGATGGTTTCGATTCCTCTTCCGTTGATGCTGGTCACGCCGTAAGCATTGGCCGCAAGAACCAGGGTGCCGTATACAGGGACGTTGCCAGTGTTCTTGTAAATCTTGGCCTGTGTGGTTTCGACAAAGCGAACGCCGTACATTTTGCCGATCTCGCCGGAAAAGATCTTTCCGCTTCCAGCGTACTGGTTGGCATCTACCCACTCAGAATCATTCATCAGGTCATATGCTACATCCGGGTGAACGATGGCAACAAAATCACCGTTGATTGTCTCGGCGTTGTTTCTTCTCAGGAAACGGACAGCCTTCTTGATATCCTCGATGGTCAGCACATCAGCCGCAGTGATGTCATCTCTGTCATCATTGCCTGTACCGGCATACTGGACATTGGTGCCAGCCTGGATGATATCTCTGGTCACGATGTCGGAAACGCGGCCTGCCTGGGATGCCAGGAGCTTGGTGATCTCGGCCATGTTGTTGTCGAATGCCGTCAGATTCAGCATATCAGAGATAGTGATGTATCCGCCAAACTGTTCGACTTTGGCTTCGATTGCGGTCACGCCATAATTCTGACCGGTCGGAGTGATACCTTCCTGGAGCTTCAGATTTGCAGGAACAGCCGGAAGTGCATTGAATTTGCGGAATTCAATCATCTTGCCATTCCCGGCAGGAATCGGTCTCTTCTGGCCAAACTGGTCGTGAACCATTTTCGGCTCGGCAAGACGGATAAGCGCCTTGTCGTAGAAGGTCTTCATTTCCGGGGACAGGTCCTGCTCGGAAGTATAGGTACCACCCATGTCGGTTGTAGCATCGTATCCGCCCGGTTTCTGGCCGGTCCAGTTAGGATTCGGCGGAATGTATCCCTGCTGCGGAGCGGCAACAGGATCAGCAAAAAGATGGAAATCGAATTTGAATTTAGTCATTGTTTTCTCCCTTCATCTATGGTCGATATAGACGAGGGATTCGCTCAGAAAGAGAACGCCTCTCCGTTCTCTACTCTTCTGAAAATCTCGTCCATATCTTCATCAGTAAGTGCTGAAGGATCGGATTTTCGCTCAATAGCTGGCGCGTGCTTCATGGCACCTTCTGCCGGTCTCGCGCTCCTCTGATGGATGGCATTGACCACACTATTTGTGGCTTGCCTGGATGCTTCCACGCTGGCACCGCTCATGATGTCCTGAAGATGCGTACTCACAAAGGCTGTCTGCACATCGATTCCGTTTCTGATAAGCTCGGTAAAAGCATCGTTGCTTTTGATCTCGCGAACCAGGTCGAAATTCGGAAATGCCTGCTGTAGGTTTGCAGCGTCCTGCTCCCACTTTGCATACATCTCATTGTCACGCTGTTGTTTTTCGTAGGCTTCTGTGATACGCCGTCCACGCTCCGCATCCGCCTGGAGTTTCAGATTCGCCTTGTATTGTTCAATGTCTATACCAGCTTTTTCCGCTCCTGCCTGGTAGAATGCGTCATCGTTAGCTATGGCTTTCTTTAATCCTTCAAAATCTCCGGTTTCAAGACCGTAATTCATGAACAGAGGACTCATGTCTTCAGCGATGGAATTTATCTGCGCCTGATAATTCTGCTGATTTTTGAACCGACTCTGAATCGTGTCCTGAACCTTCTGGCCGTAGATATCATGGTACCTACCGCCCTTGCCGATAAGCTCGGCGAATTCTGCTTCCAGGGTTTTCCCCTGTTCGCCTGTGTCGGAGCCGACCCGACCGTCCTCACCATTGCCCTCAGAGCGACCGTATTCCACGCGCTGCTTTGGCGTTGACTCGGACGCGCTTGGCATATCCATACCTATGGATTTTGCAAACGCCCTGGCTTCCTCTCCGTATCCGTCTCCCCCGTTAGATGCACCTGTACCGGCTGACGCGCCAGCACCGCCGCCATCATCAAAGAGACGGAAATCGAATTTCGGAATGTTAAATTTCATAGCCCTTCCTTTCTGCGTTTATAGAGTGCGACTCTTTTTAGACTATGGTTATTATAGATTCACAAAATCTGTCCTTTCGACTACATCACCACATCCGCACATACTGCGGCATCTGGTGGGAAAGGTCGGTCAGAACCTCTTCCGCACACTTCCACACTTCCACGGCTTCCGGCTTTGCATCAGGTATCCCTATCCGGCAATGCCCCTTTTTAAGTACGGCTGGCTTTATGCCGCACCTTTCCGCTTCAGCAATGAGCATGCTCGATACGGTGGATATGATCGTGCAGGCATCATGCTCACCGGCATGGTACTCAGCATCATAGAATAAAGCGTTACCCACGCCTATGCTCATCGTGATATTGGTCATGCTCATACCTCTTACTGTGGCTGTGCCGCATTCGCGGACCGCTCTCTTATCCTGTCAGCATATGATTGTCTTCGCTCCGCGCCCCCTGGTGCCTGCTGTGCAGAACCGCCTTCTTCCTCGCCGGGAGCGGGTCCCTGCATCTGTGCCATCTGTTCCGGCGCGATAAGCCCTGCCTGCATAGCCATCTGTCCTATTGCCGGGATCGCCATAGATGCCTGCTGGATGATCTGCATGGCCGCCTGGAATTGCTGAAGCATCGTGGCATTCTGCTGCACCATCTGCTTCACCTTGTCCTTCCCTTCGAAATCCATCATATCAAGGCACACAAGCGCAGGAATCGCGTTTTCCGGCTGGAAAAGCCCCATGCCATACAATTCCTTTACAAGCTCGTTCTGTGCGGCTCTGCTGAAGGGAGACTGCTTCTCGGCTGTCACCAGGATATCGAATACCGGCTGGCGATGCCTTACACTTCCGTCCGGCATCACGATATCGTGATCTACGATGTTCGCATTCGACCAGAGCAGGAACCGATAATCTCCTGTATCATCCTGCACCCGGAAGGAACGCGGCTCGCTGTAGAACTGTCTTATAAGCTCGATCACAAGGTAATACTCTTCCCGGCTCCCTCGGTATATCTCCTTGTTCGCGTCTCTGGACAATTTCGAACCAGCCTCTTGTAAGGCGGCGATGGCCGAAGCCGCCGTCACTCCGGATTGTGTGCTTCCCTGGCTGAAATCCCGGTTACCGCTCGTCTCCTTAAGCTCATCGATCTTGTTCATCAGATGATTCATCGCTCCAGAAGGAACATCATCCACATCGATACGCTTTACCGCTTCACCAAGGTCACCGGTCCCGACTTCCACGATCTCCTGACTCCAATCGGCAAAATCCTCGATAGAGATATTCGCGTTCTTCTTCGCCCAATACCTGGGCTTAGCTTTCATCATCGCATTTCGGATGATGGTCTGATCGAGCTTGTCAATGTCCCGCTGTGGATTCTTCATAATGTCCAGGTATCCAAAGCCCCACGGAGTATCCTTCTTCGGGAACAGCCGCCGGATGACAAAAGGATACTGGCCATGATCATAGAATCCATTTTCGTATCCGCTCTCATTCTCCGAGCAGAAGACAAGCTGGTCACCCACGATGATCGCCAGATGAAGCACCATCCGCGGCACTTCATGAATCAGTACCCTGGTAGGATTCCCCTGTTCATCAATGCCGTCCATGTACACCGGCACCATCTCAGGCCGCTTATAGTACAGGTTGATAACTTCCACACAGTGAGAAGTGTCCACATCGTCATCGTGCAGGTACTTCGTCACCATCCCGGAATCCTGCGGTCCGATCTTGCCCTTCAGCTTCGGATACCGCTTCAGCACAAAATCAATGTCTTCCAGATAGACATAGTACACTTTGTCGCTGTCCTGCAGGTCCTGGATGCCCGGTTGCCAGAACAAATTGTGAACGTCCACATTCTGGATGGTCACATCACCCATGCCATCATGCTTCGTGCCGTCCCAGAATACGCCTGTGATCGCGCACCCATCGATACACATATCCCAGGCCATATTGCGGTAAATCTGCTCATAATCGTTCTGTTCCAGGATGGAAGGCACGATGCCGGTCAGAAGTCTGGCTTCCACTTCGTCATCCGCTTCCCTTGGCAGGATGTTGGGCTTTGGGAAGCTGTCCATCATGTCAGCGTGTTTGTTCAGCAAACTGTTGACAGCCCACGCGGAACCGACATTATACCCTTCCCGGATACCTTCGTTACCGCCCTGGCCGCCAAGCATACCCCAATACCTTAAGCCCCACCATTCCTGATTCTCTGTTGCCTTCTGGTCGATGGATGACTTCCCACGGATGTATACCATGAGGTCTTCCAGCGCTTTCTTTACCTCGGTCTCGCCAAAGGTCTTCCGGTCACTTATGACCAGATTCTCTTCGGCATCCCTTACTCTTCCGCTCATGCTCTCTCACTCCTATATATAATCAAAAATCGATATCGGCTCCGGCTCCATCAAATTCAGAGGATCGTCAGGCGGCGGAGTCCACTCCACATCCTTCGGCTGGACATGGATGCGCGGTCCGATAGGTCTGCTCATACAGACATAGCGCCATTCATCGTAATTATGGTCTTCCAGGTCTGTATCTATGTCTTCGACATTCGTCTCACTGTACACAAGCGCCGGGATGCACCGGATAAAGTGCTTGCAGGTGCTGAACGTGTAGAACATCGGATAGCCGTCCTCGTCAAAAGCCAGCCTGTAATGACACTGCATCTTACCATCTATCCGCTGCTTAGATGCCCGGTCAAAGTATACCCCGGCATCCTCAAAGGCTTCCACGATGGGCGTACCGCTGTCTGTCGCAAAGATCGCACTATCCGCCACGCCGTATATGGTCCTTCCGCGCAGGTTAGGATCGTCAGCTTCTATGGCCTTGATCTCTTCTGCACATCTTTGCGGAGTCCACTTCAGCCCGACATTAGGAGTGCCGGTACATCCGTATAGCTCTCTGATACGGTACATCACACCACCAGGTGCTATAGCATGCCATCCCACGGAAAAAGGCTTGCTGTACCCCCAATCCAGACCCCTGTAGATAGGCCACGATTCCGGTATCTCAAATGGCCGCACCACATGAGTCCAGCGCCTATCATCATAGTGAGCAGGATCGTTGCGCCATTCGTTGAAGACTTGCCCCGAAAAGCTGTCCCAATCGCCATACAGGAGCGCTTGCTTTTCCGCTTCCGGCATCATGCCAAGGCTGGCAAGGTATCCGGGATCGTTGGATAGAAGCGCCTGGTTATCAAAAACTGTGGCTGGAATAAAGATGCGTGACCGCGTCTCTTTGTGTGTCTTGCCCAGATTGTCCACGATCTCTATCTCCTGTGTGATAGGAGTCATGGGCGGCGCGGCTGTGATGAATCTGTCTTTGACCCAGTTATGGCCTTTCCCGCCCGGGTTTGTGGTAGCCCGTATGTAGCACCTGGTGCCAGGACCATTAGGTCTGCACCTGGAATAGAGGTAGGTGTACTCGTCATACTCAAAATGCGTTAACTCATCAAAACCGATAAAATCATAGGCTTTCCCCTGGTAATTGAGCCGGTCCTGCCTGTGCTGCATACTTCCAAAAATGATTTTTGCCCCGGAAGGAAAGGTCCATGTGTGCGCTGTCGAATTGTACCTGGCACCCGGCACAGCCCTGGGATATATCAGGAGCGACTTGTCGATGATCTCAGAAAGCTGTGGATAAGTCTTACGCAGAATCAGCCCTTTGTAGTGCGGTATGTGTACCTGTCTCAGAGCTTCAACCACCAGCGCATCCGACTTCCCACCACCGGCAGCGCCTCCGTAAAGGCACTCAAACTCCGGGCGCGACATGAAGATTTCTTGCTTTGGCTGTGGCTTCCAGATGATATGTGCTTCCGGCTTTACCACCCGGCTGGCATCACTCTTCATCTGAATCATCTTCTTCCTGTTCTTCCTGCTCCTGCACCGGCACTTCCTGCTTCACCGCCCCGGAAGGCGCGATCCCCGGCATGATGACGATGCCATACGATCCTTCCTCTATGCCGGTCTCTTTCGCTCTCTGTGCCTTTTCCTTTTCAAGCTCCAGGCGCTCGCGCTCCATCTTCAGCTTCATCTCTTCCTGCTGATGCTTCAGGAGATTCTCGGTCCGCAGGATGCCCAGGAGCGATCTATCCAGGGATTCTATCATCGTAATGGTCTGCATGGCTTCACGCATCGCCCTGGAGTCCATCTTTTCATAGGTCTTTTCCACGGTGGTAGTGATGCTCATACCATCATCCCCGGATACGGTTTCAGGCACCAGGTGCCGGTTGAATTGTAGCTGGTCCTTCAGGAGCTTTTTCATGTGGCCTTTCATCAGATTCAGATACTCCAATTCGTCAGCCAATTCGCGCGCCTGCAAGGTCCCAGCTTTTGCTACGGCCTTTTCGACCACTCTCTTTTGATGCTTTTTCTTATCCTTATACCATCCTTCTTTTCTACTTCTATCAGCTAAGGTACTATAAGATACACCATACTTCTTGGATAGTTTTTCTATAGACATACTACTATCAGTAATATAGTCATACTTTATTTTGTCGTACTTATGTCTTATAGAACCATCTTTACTATGATCTCTATCTTCAAAACCCATACATATCACCCACCTTTTCTATATATAAAAAGCATACATCATAAAGACCGGCGATTCGTCCACACCTGGACGGGCGAAAAAACCGGCTAAAAAAAGTTTTGAAAAAATTTTAAAATTGTTGTTGACATGGCACTGAACAGGTGCTATATTAAAGACACAAGGAAGCACCGAGTCGGTAACAGAAAGGAGCCGAGATGAAAATCAGAGAAGCGATCAGAAAATACCATGAAGAAGATTCCGTAAAGGGAAAGCTGAAGTACATCGGAATCAAGGACCACGAAAGAGTCTACCGGGATGAAGCCGGAAACGAATTCAGCGTGAATCCCTTCTACGGATACCTCACTTACAGACCGGCACACCTGGTGAAATAGAAAGGAGACAAAGCCATGACAAAGAGCATCTGGACAGTGAAAGAATGGATATTCGACAATATCAACGAAGCAGCGCGCAAGTACCGAACATATCTGGTTGGCGAATACACAGACGGCATTCTCGACCACAGCAAGCTCCGCATAGAGGAAGTCTTTGAAGAGACGGAGAAAGCCTATAAAGTCGCGCTGGATGCAGAGACGGCAAGCGGATACGCAAAGACATGGACGGCATGGATTCCGAAAAGCGCAATCATCGCAAAATGAAAGGAGACTGAAATGAGATTTACCTACAGCGAAAAGTCCCGCGGCGAAATGGCCGTTTGGAACCTCTCCGAAAAAGCACAGAGAGGATATGACGAGACAGACCCGATGACGGTCTATGAATACGAAAACGATGGCCGCACACTGTACGCGGTCGAAGATGCAGACGGCATCCACAAGGGGCTGAACCTTGAAGAATTGGAAGAGTTCCTGGAAGCCTACTGCATAGAGGATTGAAAGGAGAAATAAAATGACACTGCAAGATATCAGAGACTACGAAAAAGAATTCGGAGCAGAAGCGGCAATGGATTTATTCCTTTTGGGAGGATATGACGCACTTGATGACTCTTATGAAGACATCATAGCAATGGAAAAGGAATTAACAGAAAAGGTAAACGCAGAGTGACGGGCGAAAGCCCGGTAATGCGGCCGAAAAAGGTGGTCACAAGCCCACAGTAAGAAAGGAGACTGAAATGGAAAAGTTTTGGACAGAAGCGGAAATTATGGATTTCCTGCACGATGAGGACAATATCCTCAATTGCGAGGAATGCCCGTACAACAAAGAGTTTGACGATTTCCAACATCGTCTGCCATGCGGTCAATATCATTGTTGGGTTGATCTTCACTGCGCAGAGCGGTAGGCTTGAGCCGCCCCTATAGAAAGGAGAACCCCATGCTGACAAGCAAAGACATTAAAGCGATCCTGCTCCAAGATGAGCAGGAAGCCCTTTGGGAAGAAGAGAAGCGAGAAGCCTTCCGGCGAAGCCTGGAAGAAGAACCGCAGGAAAGCATCGAGGAATGGCTTGCAAGCCTGGATGTAGATGCCGAAGGAAACGTGGTCGGATACAAGAAGTGAAAGGAGAAAACGATGAACATTCAATTCATGACAGCCGAAGCAAACGGAGTCCCAACAGGATCGAAAGATTGGAGAGACCGCCAGAATTACAAGTACATCCCCAACTTCACACTGATGCTGAAAAACGCAAAGTGCGAGGAAGAGCGGAAAGCCATCGAAGAAACGAGGGATTTTATTGAAAGCGGATTATTTGACGGATTCACTTTCGAAATCGTCTATACCGCAAAGGCATTAAGCGTGGACCCATACACCTGCGAACACAGCTATAAATGGCAGATACTACAGACTCCCTGGTACGAAGACGGCTGGACCGGCGAAAAGGTCAGCAAAACTGAAATGCTGAAAAATATCCAGGAAGGACTCGATGACTTCACAGTAAAGGAGATTTGATATGACAGCAAGCGAAAGAGCAAAGTCCATCCGGCAAAAGACCGGGCTGAGCCAGCAGAAATTCGGAGACCGATACGGCATCCCGAAAAGGACCGTACAGAATTGGGAGAACGAAGTGAATGAGCCACCAGGATACGTTTTAAGCCTTTTGGAGCGGCTGGTGGACATAGACTTCAAGTAAAGGAAAAGGACCGCTGAGAAGCGGTCCTCTTTCATTTCAGATGCATTTCGATATCGTACTCATCTTTGAGATATGTCCTCATATCCTGCCATGTGACCATCCGGTCTGCGAAGCACTCGATCTGAAGCTGAAGCATCCTGGCGTACTCCTGGATAGCCTCTTTGGGATCATCCATCTTCCGCAATTCGTCCAGATGGCCTTCCAGCACCAGGATGGAATTGTAGAGCATTATCGTGACCGCATCCTCTGTCAGGGTCGGCATCTTTTCATGCAGCCTGGTGGCGATCGCTTTTTCCAGGTCGGATGCTTTCACCTGGATGACGGCTTCCTTTTCGGCCTTGTATCCTTCACGCTGGAGCCGCCGTCTTTCCGCCCTGTTCATATCTTCTTGCCCCCATGCTTATACGGTCTTCCCTGATTGTAAGCGTGCTTGACGGCCAGCACCTTTTCCGCATCGATCTCAGGGTGCCTGCCGAACCAGTCCAGCACCCGGATGACGCAGTCCATCATTTCCACGGCCACGCCTTCCGGCTTACCGCCCCTGTCATCATCGATCCAAAAAAGATCTTCATCGTCTCTATAGGCTTCCAGGGCTTCCGAAAGCTCGCTGTGACACAGCGCGATGACTTCCCCGAAAGCCCGGTCTTCATCCCACCATCCATGTTTTTTGGCGTTATCGTGGATCGCTACCACCCAATCATTTAAGCTCATAATCATACTACTATCCTTTCTTCCTTCTGTTCATCTTGACTCTGTACTCAGGCCACTTTGTCCCCGGTCTATACGATGCCCACCTGGCATCATTCACCGTATGCTTAAACTCCAGCATCTTCTCCTGGTACTCGGCATACCGCTCGCAGGACGCATGGCACCCTATCTCTCTTTCCTCGCACTCATGGCAAGGACCGTCAGGCTTCCTCATCTTCCTTTAGCTCCGTCTCCATAAACATCGATCGTCTTTCATCCTGCTCCCATTCGCCCCACTCGGCAGCGGAATACTGAAACGCCCATTTGCTCCCATACCGCCGGAACATTTCCGCCCTGGCTTCCTCATAGGACCCTTTGATACGGACAAAGTGACCGGCATGAGGTTGGCCGGAACCAAAGGTAAAAATCCATTCGTCTCTCATGATTCCCCTTTCTTTTGATTTTCCTGGTCTGCTCTCCTATTCCACGCTTCTGTAGCGTCTTTTTCCGTATCATAGAATTGTCGTGTCTCGCAGCAGCAATCAAGGCAGACAACGCCGAATGTATCTGTGTATCCTACAAACTCATGCCGTTGGATACATCCTTCTCCGCCACAGAATGGGCATGGTTTTAACTTACTCATCGTCTATCTCCTCATATGTCTTCTTAAATATATCTGGTTTACACGGATATTGTTCACCGTTTACGCCGATGATAATATAGTCCCCTACGCTTGCGTGCATTATTCCCTCAGGCGTTTCTATGTCAAGTGTTACATCAGTTTGATATGCCTCAATTACTATGGGTTTTTTCCTGTATTTTTTCATTTCCACCGGTTCTCCTTTCTGCGTAATTGCAAAATCCATCGTCAAAAACGCTCACTCCATCCTCTGACCACAAGAAGCATCTTCTCCTGTCTCTATACCAATGCTCCGAATGCTTACAATCTTTGCACCGGATGATTTCTGGCTCTGCGGATGGCACTCTTGCCAAAATCATTGCCCCTGTGTTCAGAAAACTGATTGCTGATGTATACGTTGTCTTTGACAAATAATCCGCTATCGCATCAATCGCCGCCTGTCTGCTGATCAGGTCATCCTGTTCACCCTCCTGGATTCTTTCCGCATCACTTACTGGAAAGAAATCAAGTAAAGCCACATCCTCTTCGCCTTCCCACCAATCACTTTTCCAACAGAAATACCCATCAGCGTCCACATCGACCATATACAATTCTTTTATTATTACGCCATTGATCTGAATAACCGCAATCATATCTTCGATAGCAGTTACATGATTCAAAATATAATTTCCAATGACGCTATATGCGTCTTGTCCTTTGTTGACATTAACAAGCGTTTTTTCTGCTCCCATCTCTCACCTCTCTTTCCATCTCAGTCCTCCAGTGCCACATACTGATTCATAGCTTTTGCAAGAAACTGTAAGTTAACCACTTTTCCTGTCGGAATGAGCGCTCGGTTCGGCGGAGTATGGAGCATGTACCCATCTCTCCCGATGAACTCGATTACCAAAGACGCCCTGTCATCCTCCGAGCCATTTTGCCCATTGATGACCACACAATACTCGTAATTGTTCGTATTGAAGCAGACCAGTCCTTGGCTGAACACCGTCTTGCTGTAGTCTCTAACTTCCTCAATCTTCGTCACGCGCTCCTCCTCTCTCACACCATTCGTATGCCGGGCATCCGTCACAGTCCGGATGGTCAACCTCATATGAGCAGGAAAATCCAGCATAACGGACCATGGCCACCCTATCCTCGTCATCGTCCCATTCCATCTGAGGTCCGCCTCGGTAAAACCTGTCCAGAGCCGGAACCCTTTGCGCCCTCATGTCGGTAAACTCGTAGTAATCAAACTCCTCGCTGTTTGCGGCATAGGCTTTAGCTTTCCCCGCGGTTTCCGCAAAGACCACAAGAGTGATCCCTTCATCGCCATTTCTGTCTGCGACCGTATATGCTTTCATACCGTCACCTCACTCCACCAGGACGCACCCAGGAACGGTCCCAGGCGGATCATGTCATCGATGGCCTGCTTCAGACGCTCCTCCGTATCACCGGCGAAGGAATACTTCCACCGCCTGTCCTGTGCTACCACATCCCCGTTCCAGTTTCTGATCGTCATCTTCGTCCCGATCAGGGAAGCTGTATATCCCCTATGCTCTACTCTTGTCATCATTTTCCGCTCTCCTGTACCTCATGTACCTGACCGGCTCTCCGTACCGATTCTCTGATTTCACCATTTCCTTATCAAACTTCACGCCAGCCCTTGCAAGCTCACCGATCCTGGTGGACAGCTTCGTGATACCAAGATCGGCAAAGGCTTCCATCGGCGTGATGCTGCCAAACTCATCAATGTATCCCAGAATTTTTTCATGCTGTTTCATCTCTACACCTCTTCGATCCTTATCCCATGCACCCAGAGCATGAGCTTCCGCTTGATTATGTAATCCCTTGTCCTCACGCCCTTGGCATCTACCACATGGAGCAGGCCGGTATCACTGTCGCGGTACACAAAGTCCGCGACATAATCCACGGCTCGCTCCACCACCTTGCCCGACTCATCTTTTTGAGCCGGGATCAATGGGAATTTTACCTGGAGCTTCAGGTCCTTGATGATTTTTGCCTTTTCCAGCACATTAAGATCGGCATACTTCATGGCTTCTTTCCTGCTGTCGAAATTGATTCCATCCAGGACGCATTTCTGTGCGTGGTACTTACTCTTCATGCATATGCCCCTCTAAAAATCACGATGATGGACGGGAACGGCGCGTTTACCTTCATCTTCGAAAAATGCAGCCGTCCTCTTACCAGACGAATCTCAGCCCTGTTGTAAATAAAATCATGGAAATAACCTGTGTCTGTTCTGGCCGGTATCGTAAGGACCACCGTTGTGCGATCCTTGATTCCTTCTCTGTAGCATTTCTCCACCCACTTTTTAACCTGGCTGTACGGCGGATTACAGAACACGGTTTCACCTTCCCATGACTTCGACAGGCCGTCATCCTGCTTCGTGTAATATCTGTCACACTTGTGGTTGACATCGGATGCACATGGGTCCAGCGTGAAATGGAATTCCCTGTCAAGATCTTTGAAGAATTCTTCCGGCGTTTCCCACTCATCCGAATTGCTTGATTGCATTTTTTGAATCTGTGTATTCATGCGTATCCCCTCAGGTCCCCGATCTTGTACCACTTGTCATCGTAATAATTTCCATACTGCCAGATTTCCCCGGAGAGCGGACCCTCTATCACTATTGTGATAAGATGCTGATCACCAAGCTGTTTCTCGATCTCCCCCAGCGTCAGCACCTCTGCCTTAAAGCCGAGTATGTCCGAAAGCTCTTTGTCACCTTCTCTCCACTTCACACATGCTTTTTCCAGCCGTGTCATGCTTCCCGTATAGACCCGTACGAACTGGATTCCATCAAACCTGATAAGCTCTGTATATTCGTTCATCGCACCCTCCTGTATACTTCTGCCGCCGTACATGTAGCAAAGTGTGACTCATATCCATAGCTGTCGGAATCCATATCCGGCGTGCCTCTTGCTATCTTTCCTTCTGGCGTGACAAGCACAAGATCACCTTTCGGGAAAGTATTCCTGTAGGATATCTTCTGCGGATTACATGGCATAGCCTTCCCGGATTTTGTCTTTATCCAGATGATTTCTGCTCCACAGGATTTACATCTCGCCATGATTTATCCCCCCTAAAACGGCAGGTCCTCGTTCACCTGTTCAAACATTCCGATCTGTTTCGGCTCCGGGGCTGGATACGGATGGCCGCCGACATGATGCTCTTCCTTCTTCTCGCCGCCCAGGAACTCGATACGGTCCGCGATCACATCCGTTGTGTATACGGTCTTGCCGTCCTTGTCCTTGTAGCTTCCGGTCTGGATTCTTCCGGTCACGCCGATCTGTCTTCCCTTGGAAAGATACTTGTCGCACATCTCAGCGGTCTTTCCGAAGCAGGTTATCCTGGGGAAATCCGCTTTCTTTTCCTCGCCCTGGCGGACCGGTCTGTCCACCGCAAGAGAGAAGCTGCATACCGCCATCTGCGTCCCGGATGTATATCTCATGTCCGGGTCTTTAGTCAATCTTCCTATCAGCACTACCTGATTCATTTTCTTTTCCTTCCTGTGCATTGAAAAGCACTTTCCAAACTCTTCCGATTCCTTCCTCACTGTCACCCACAAGCGCGAATGATTTTCCTTCCGCCCACTTTCGGATGGTCTCCTCAGAGATCTTTCCATCGCAGTATGTGTCCAGGAAGAAGCAGAAACGCGCTTCGTAGATGTGGGATATCTCCTGCATCTGGGCATATACTTTCCCGGATACTTCTTCAAGGGCTTTATTTGCCTCTCTCCTCGATTTTATTTCCTTCTTGAGTAACTTATCGACTTTCGCTTTTTCCTCGCTCAAATCGTCGATTTTCGCCCTCAAAACGGCATTCTGTGCTTCAAGGTCATGCACTTCTTTTCCGAGATCGCGGACGCGGCCTTCTGCCTTGCCCAGCTTTGTGAGCATCGCGACATACTCTTTCCGCATCGACTCTGTCTTCACTTTATCCACGGCTCCTGTATCACCTCTTTCTTCCGCAGCGTATGCTTCCATCATGCCTTTAGCGTATGGACATGACTCCCATGCGTCATCACAATAGCGATCCATCCAGGCACCCATCTCTTTCGGCTTTTCAAAATACCTGTAGCTGTCTTCACACCTTACGGTTCTGGTCCTGTGCGTCAGGTAAAAAGGACAGAGAGTATATCTCATGACCGGCCTACCTTTCCGGCCATCCGCATCGCCTTGCGTATCCCTGGATGTATCTGGCCGGGTACCGGACGGCTATGCCCTTCTCCCTGACATAACCGTCTACCTCATGTATCAGATCGTCCGCCTTCTGGTACATGATCTCCAGAGCCGCGGCTTCTTCATCCGTCAGCCTGGAATAAAGAGAAAGAGAAAATCCTTTTTCTTCTACCACCACCCTGGAGTTATCCACATAGTTATCCACATCCTCACGCGTACGCGCGCGCGCGGTAGTTATAACATTCTTTTTTTCTTTACCTTCTTTTTGTTTCTTATGTTGTGGTTGATTGCTGGTTGGCTGATGGTTAGCTTGTTGGTTATCTTGCTGGTTAGTCTCATTGTGGATAACTTGGTAATCACTGTATTTTTCAACGGTTATGAGACTCCATTTGTTGGTTGATTGGATGGTTATCTCGTTGGTTGATTTTAAGTGATTCAGCGCGGTCCTTATTTTCTGCTCTGAAAGATGCGTCTCTTTGGCAAGCGTTTTCCGGGATGTGAGAAGCTGTCCGCGCCGGACCAGAATCCCATGCCATCTTTTATCTTCGTAGTTTGCCATGAGCAGCAGGTGGATGAAGACCCTGAAAGTCTCAGGATCGTCATACCACTCCCACCTGGTTATCTTCCTGTGCAGTTTTATGTATCCACCTGCCGCGCTCATCACTTACCTTCTTCGACTTCCTTGAATTCCGCATCGATGACTTCGCCGGTCTCCATGTCGTATCTGGACGATTCATCGCTGACCAGCGCATCTTCCGGGTCTTTGAAATCATCCTTGAAATTCATGGTGACTTCCTCCGAATTCATTCCCCGGACGAATTCGGATTTGAGCGGCGCGTATTTCAGCGCCTGCTTGATGACCGTCTTCTTGGCCATCCCTTCCCAAGCCGTGTTCCAGGGGCTGTTCTTTGCCTTGGAATACTTTGCCCTGTGTGCTTCTATGTCCTCTCTGGACATGACTTCAAAGCCATATCCGCCGCTCTGAAGTTTATAGATCGCATACACCCAGGTGATTTCCCCTCTGTTCTTCATGGCCGGTTTATGCTTCAGCTTCGGCTCCAAGCCAAGCTCATACTCAAACTCATCATTTTCATAGACCACATGAGCCTCGATGGATTTGAATTCGCCGCTTCTGTGAGCGAGGTCAATAAGCCCCTTGTATCCGATCTGAAGCTGGGCTTCTTTCACCTGTGTCCAGGTGCCGTCAGCGAGCTTTACGCTCCTGTTATACGGGATAAGATACGCTTGTCCGAGAGGCGTATTCGGCTCCAGACCAAGCTGCGCGGCCTGCATCATCGCTCCGATAAAAGATGCCGGAGTGCAGGCACCGAGATCGGCATTCATCGCCACCGCATTGATCGCCATCCGGGTGAAACGTTCCGGCGTGATGACGGACGGCAGCGCTTTCGCGATCTGCGATTCATATCTTTTTATATAGTCCTTCATCGTGACTTTCGTCTGCTTCTTTGCCGGTACCTGTGCCTTGACCGGCTGATTGAGATCGATTCCTACCTGCTTTGCCATTTTCATTTCTCCTTTTCTATTTCTTCTTTATCTTTTTCGTTCTGAATGTGCGGAAGCTGCTCAGTGTAGAGCATTCATCGTATATGGCCGGATACTTTTCCTTAAGCATCTTTGCATCGACAGACCGCTTCTCCTGCGTCTTCCAGGTGACTCCGTACCGATCGCCGGTCCCTTCCTCATTGTCTCCGAGGAGGGCGCAAATCTTTCCCTGGAGAGCTTTCTTGCGGTCCTCATAATCCTTTGCCATCTCACCCAGCATTTTGTAATCCTCGACCATCCTGTCAAGCCCTGAGATCGCGATAGAAGACTCTGGGACGGCCATTGGATATATCTCCTTAAGCGTTTCCAAAGACGGCTCAGAGCCGTCCACAGCAGGCATCTCGCCCTTCTCAATGTAGTCTGACCAGAAGTCGATTTCTGCCTGCAGCATCTGCTCGATGAATTCGTCATCTCTTTCGATATGGAAGATGTAGGGCGGCTTCTGGAAAACCAATATACAGAGGTCCATGAAGTCAAATCCCATGACCAGCATATAATGCTGGCATTGGCAGAAGTATGATGGCGGAATTACGTTTCCTTCCAAATCATATCCATTGAATGCGCTCATGGTCTTGCATTCCAGGCCGCCGTTTTTACCAACGATCCTTCTATCAATGTTGGCAGTGATAAATTCGTAGTCAGGATGGTGATACATAAAATTGTCATTCTGCACCTTGTTTCCTGTGATTTCCATGTAGCGCTCCGCCACATAGGCTTCCAGATCACGCCCTTGCCGCATGGCTTCATTGTCCCCACGGGGTTTTGACAGCCCCGTTTTTTCAGCATATAATGTAATAAGGCTTGAATACGGATTCATCCCCATGATGGTACCCGCATCAGAGCCGCCTATCGATCTCTTGCGAAGCTCTACCCACTCTTCGTGAGAGATCGTCTTTGTGTTTACCAGTTTTACCGGCTTTCTCATTTCTTCTCCTTTCTTTTTTACATAGCATGGAAGGCAAAGCCATCCACAAGCATCATCCCGAAAGCCACCCAGGCACCTGCCCAGATCAGCATCCCGAGGAATTCACCTACCATCTTCTCCCACGGCTGGACCGTCCATATCCAGCGCTTTCCGATTTTAAATTTCACTTTCGTTCCATCCCCTTTCATCCAGTTTTACTTCCAGGAAATCGGAAATCAGCTTCGTCAGACGCTCGCTGGATACATCGCCATTCACCACCCGGTTCACCATCTGGTAGGAATAGCGGAATTTTTCAGCGAGATCTTTCTGCGTGATCTCCCGGTCGATCATGGCTTTCCTTACCTCTTTCGACCAATCCTTCGCGGTACTGCAAATCATCATTTTCTTATCACCACCTTTCTTTCACAGCTTCCACCGTTCGCCATCTGCTTGTAAAAATACTCGCAGGCATCGTCATCCCTTCTCACCTTGCCATACTGCGAGAGAGGGCAACTTCCCCACCTTTGCCGTCCGTCTTCCGGCGCTTCGAAATACGGGCAATCCGAGCAGGAGAAGTACACCCCGGCACAATGTGCCTTTTCTTTCATCGTGACCGCTTGCTCTTCCGGCACAATGTAGCGTATAATGGCCTTGAACACATTTTCAAAGATGTGCATCTCCAGCGTGGGAGAATCGAATTTCTTTTCTTCCATCGCAGCGTTAACGGCTTTTTCAAATTCCTTTGGGTCCTTTTCCATGATGACTACGATCTTTTCCTTATCGACTTTTCGCATAAAAAAACCACCTTTCTACTGGTGGTAAGAATTATTCCACGAAACTTTTCCGTGAGTCATAATTTTGGGAATAGTTCTTAACACCAAAACAAAGATAGCACACTATGCGATATTTGTAAAGTGATTTTTAGCAAAAAAAATAAAAAAATGAAAAGAGATCGGCCTGCAAACCGATCTCTCTTCATATGCAAAAAAGGAGGTTAGAATGATGATTCAGCCATTCTGATTTTCGTTCTGTTCTTCGTAATACTTCGCCAGAGCCAAAATGATCTCCGCCTGCGTATTGTCTTCAAATTCCGGGTCTTCTCCGGTAAGCGCCTTATACAGCCGCGCCAGTGCCTGCGTCTTCGTCATGGCTTATTCCTTTCTTATTTTGGATTTGAAATCGTAAAATTACAATCGCCTGTTACGATATAGCCAATGTCAGAGGACTCAACAGAGCCTGTTGCCGTTACAGTATCGTCCGTTATCACGCTCAATAAAGTCCCAAGGCCTGCCACAGGCACGAACATCTGCATACCTACCATAAGCAACGCCGCTTCCACATACGGCTGAACGATTCCTGCATGATTCAAGCAACAGACAGAAACTCTTACATCAGCCGGAGATGCATCGGACATTGTAAATTGAACCGTAGCCATCTTCCCGCCGCCGCCGATTTCGCCATTCTCGGCGGCTACCGCAAGGTCTTCGATCACCTTGCTACCAGTATTCCGCCCTTCATTTCCTGTGAGCGCTTTGTAAAGGCGCTGTAATGCCTGTGTTTTGGTCATAGGTATTCTCCTTTCGGTTACTTCATTATATTCCGGGCAAGTGCGGTCATGCGACCACACCGCCCAGGTATTCCATAGGATTAACGAATTTTCCGTTTACCCGGATGCGGAAATCCAGATGCGGACCGGAAGAGGTTCCTGTCGATCCCATCCTAGCGATCTGGTCACCCTGGGAGACCACCTGTCCGGGCTGGACGGAATAGCTGTCCAAATGCGAATACAGCGATTCAGAGCCGTCATAGTGCTTGACTACTACCTGGTACCCGTACCCACCATTCCATCCGGCAAAGGTCACCGTACCGCCGTCAGAAGCCGCGATAGGATCGCCTATGCTGCCGCCGATATCGATGCCCTGGTGATAGGTGGATGCTCCTCTGACGGGCGCTCGCCGGTATCCAAAGCCGGAAGTGATGACTCCCTGTGCAGGCCAGTTAAAGGTGCCTGTAGAGATTTCCTTCTCTCTTTCTGCATACTTGCCTGTATAGGATGCCTTGCCGGAATTCCTGTACTTCCAGAGCTTCTCATAATCCTCTCTGGACAAACCAGCGCGGACAAGCGGAACAAGCTCCTTCACGATAGCATCGTGGTCATTAAGACGCATGGCGGCCTTCACATCCTTTGCCGTTTCGGATTTGTATGCGATGTTGGATAGCTCTTCCTGCGTGATGCCGTGTGCTTCCAGGTATCCACGGATATCTTCCATGACGGCGATCTCTTTCTCTGTGGCATCTACCTTGATGGACTTCTTCAGCGCTCTCTTGCTGGCCTCAAAGATCTTCTGGTCAAACATTTCCACATCGCATCCCGTCTGGAGCATGATTGCTCTCATGTGGGATATATTTTTGTAGTCTCCGGCTTCTACCATTTCACGGTATCCGTCATTGATCTTATCCCAGACTTTCTTCGTGCGCTCTTCCTTGCTCAGACCGGAATACTTTTCCTTAAGGTCCGCGATCTTTTCGCTCTGTGCCATCTTAGCAAATGCCGGTTTCTTATTGGATTTCGTTTCGCCCGTCTCGCTGGAATCTGCTTTGGCTTCTTCTTTTGCTTTCTTCTTTTCTTCTTTGGCAGCTTCCTGTTCTTCCTTCTTCGCACTCACGATGCTCTGATAGGATTCACGGCTTCCGGTCACATCACCTTCTTCCCTGTCTCTCACGGATTCTGTTCCGCTGTCACGGACCGCATTGTTCAGGAGCCGTCCGGGGTCGAAAGCAACCACATCCTGCTGACTCTGTGTATCAAGCTCGCCAGATTCTCTATATTGTTCCAGCTTGTCAATATACTCGTTATAGTCTGTTGTCACGATCTCGGTCCCGTCTTTCAGAGTAAGCTGGTATCCGGGCGTTGTCGATGCGAAAGCGCTGGCCGCGATCATATCCCAAAGCGGTTTGAGGTCCTTCATCAAGGTCTTGACCGGCTTGCCGGTTATGTAGCCTACACCGCCAAAGAAATTCTGATTCATTTCGTACCAGGTTTTTTCTTTTTCTCTGAGATCGCTCCAATCCAGGATACCAAGCTTCGCGCCGTACTCTCTGATGCCCTTCCAAAGAAGCTCCCAGCCTTCTAACGCCATGTTTGATGTACCAAAGCCATCCCTTAAGCCCCAGATATCCTTTACGAAATAGATGTTATTGAGCAGGTTTCCGTTGTCGGATATGTTGTTGAAGAAGTTTCGAATGTAAAGCTCGCCCCATGTCTTTTCTTCTTCGTCATCATCATCGTCACCGCCGATAAGGTCAGCCAGCCACGAATCCGGGTCTTTGCCTCTCACCACATCCCACAAGGCAGCAGACGCGGAAACCGCTGCTGTATTCAGCAGGAAGACAATAACTGCCCTTGCAGCGAGTGCAGATGCCGCAGCCGCATCTCCGTCTTTCAGCCTCTCTCTAGCATTGACAGCCGCATCACGGAGTACGTTGTAGGTCAGAGTCGGCTCTGCCATGAAGGATACCATCATCTTTGTCATGATGTTTTTGCTTCTCATCGTCTCCGAT